CATTTATTAGCTCAAGCAATGGAGTAATTAAATCAAAAGCTAGTTCGATTAGTGGCATAAATACATCAATCAAACTTGACATGATTGGCTCTAATGCTTCGCCAATCTGAACACCCATTTCTTTAGCACGAGTTTCCAAAGGACCCATTGCTTCAATAACATCCATAAAGAAACTTTGAAATTGCGAGAATACGGGTCCAGCAATGTTTGCGCCAACCCTTTGGAATGCTGCTTGCACATTCGCCATAGCACCTGTAACTGTTTCACCAGACTTTAGAGCCGCACCACCAATTTTATTATTGAGGGCTTCTTGAAGCACCGTGGAACTTATTTCACCCTGAGCAGCCATTTTTCTGATTGCTTCTTCGTTCACGCCGAACTGCTCAGCAAGCATGCTGTAAATGGGGATACCCCTACCAGCCAACTGCATAAGCTCTTCATTAGACGCTCTGCCAGTAGTCGTGACTTGATTGAGGATATAACCCATGTCTTGCATGCTAGTTCCAGCAATGTATGCGGTGTCTGCGACTGTTTTTAGATAACCAGCTAATTCAGCTCCAGGTTCCACACCAGCGGCAACTGCTGTAGCGGCAACAGTAGCGGCTTCTGCCATGCCAAAGTAAGTGCCTTTTACTGCACCCAAAGCGTTTTCCATAATGAGTGAAACTTGTTCCGTGCTATTTCCCAAACCTGTAAGTTTTGCACTAGCGACTTCAATGTCTGATAATCGACTTACTCCACTAGTTAATGTTCCAACAGCAGCGGCTACTGCGCCAATCCCTAACGCTAAAACGCCGCCACCCACGCCTTTTGCTAACCCCTTGAAAAACCCACCTGTTTTACGAGTACCTCTGTCAGCAGATTTAGTAAGCTTTTCCATCTGACCAGTGGCTTTGTTCATCCCAGCATCGAAGTTGGCGGTGTTGGCACTTAGCTTTGCCATTACTTCAAATGTTGATGCCACTTTTAAGCTCCTCTAGAGTTGGCTTTGCGCCGCTCCTCTGGTTCAACGATTGTGAGTATCGCAAGCCATTCAGCCCACTCGCTTGCCGATAATGGCAAAAAGGCAGGGCTTCCGCGTTCAAGTTCTGTAACGGAACGCCCTAACCTTTCAGCTACTAGGAATCTGGCTCTTCGTTCGCCATCGAGGAGGATTTTTTTCCAGCCACCTCAATCGCATCATCAGTCAATCCTGAAATGCGTGAACCAACATCAACAATATGTTGAATTGCGGCAGCCGATTTTTGTTTTAATGTTGGGATGTCCGCCTCTGTAAAGAGTCTTTCCTCAGTTTCAGGGTCATAAGCACAGCCGATAAGAACGCCAACTGTAAATGCTTTGATGTCTGACTTCTTAGTTTCGGAGTCGTAGACCGAAGTAAGGAAGTCATCCTTAGCTCCGAGGCTAAAGCCTTTGACCAGAACTTCAACGCCCCACTCTGGAACTGATACCAGCTCGCTTGGGGTGTCGTTCGTTACTGCAAGAATCTTGTCGCGAAGGGACATTGTTGCTCCTTTGGTTTAGTAGGTGCTTATTGTAGTAGCGCCAGTTCTCTGGAACTCTACCGACAATGATACTACATCTCCTACAGGAACACTGATATCGAAACTCGTTACAATAACTTCTTGTGAGTAAGACTTGTAACCGCTTGTATTGCCCGCGGGTCCAAATTTTAGAGATGCAGAAGCGATTGTGCCGTCAATTAACGCAGCGATTGTGCCTTCAATGACCGTTGAGGTGGTTACATCGAACAACCCGCTTAGCGAGATGGTTGCGTCATTTAGACCTGTGATGTAAGTCTTAGCTGCCGAACCAAAGGTAGTGGTTTCTGCTGTTTCAATAGACTGACTAAACGAGAACTCGTTTGAAATGCTCGATAGTGCAGTAAGAGAGCCAGATGAGTTATCAAGCTCAAATGCGCCATTTTTTCCGTGTACGAATGCCATTAGTTAATTTCTCCTAGATAGTGATATTGAAAATGTAATGCTTCCACTCCCAGCGGGGGTGACTTGGTAGCGGAGGTAACGATTTATTGTTCCTGTTGCTGTTTTTGATTCGCTTGTCAAGGTCGCTATTGCTACCGAGGCAAAAGTAATCAAATCTGCGTAGGTTATATCGTCTGCCGAGTGTTGAACTTTGATTACTGTTGCAGCATCCATCGAGTTCGCAGTTACATGAACATTAGACGATGCCCCAGCAGCGGTAGAAGCGGTGTTGTCTATTCCAGTTCCATTTGCGCTTGCTGTTGCAGTAACCGCTCCACCGAGGATAAGTCCGTTTCGCAGACCGCCAGTTACCTGAAATTCGCCAGAAAGAGCTACTACATCTGATACTGGTGTTGTAATGTCGTAGGAAGTTTGCTTCGCTTGTGCCATTACGCAACTGTTTCCTTGTGTAAGTCCGCCGTCTTGTGCAAGCGTAATTACCGTTGTAGAACCGTTAGCAATAATGTCCTCGAACACTTCAGCTACTGCATCTGATGAGCCATCAAACATTCCGCTAAACGAAATAGTTCCATCGTTCAATCCAGTAATGTAAGTTTTAGCCGAGTTGCCAAACGCGGTTGTTTCAGCCGTTTCGATTGTCTGGCTTGAACTCATCTCATTGAAATACGAAGATAGGTCATAGCTTGAAACCAAGGCACGACCATTCTTGCCGTGTTTAAAACTCATCTGCTACCTCTTTCTTTACTGTCGTCTGCTTGCTCTTTGGTGCAACTTGATAAGAAGTTACAGGAGCAGGTTTGATGATGCCCGACTCAAGCAACCAAGGCACGGCGTTTTTTGGCAAGTCGTTGACCACTTCGCCAGCCTCAGCTCGGTTCTTAGGTGGGTAATCGATGCCCTGTATAATGATGTATTCGTTGTTTGCCATAAAGTCCTCTTTTCTAAGGTAGTGGCAGGGTTTTTTAGATGGCTACTAACACGCCCACACTATTCGGCGTAACCACATTCAAAGCAATAAGTTTTACTTCCGCCCATAGTGTCGATTTGGCGAATGTCTGGATGTGTGCATGGTTGGGTCGGGTCAATAATTGTGTCTGCAAGCTGCTCAGGCGGCTCAGGGTCAATGCTTCTTGAGATAACCTCCCTGAGTGTTTCTATGTTGGCTACAATGCCGTCAAGGGCTAATTGCAAGCGGTCTGCTTCTTGTCTATACATAAGTCACCTCGAAATTGCAGGTAAATTCGTAGGCAAGTTGTTCATCATGTCCCAAAGCAATAATGCTGCTTATCGGCTTGACCCTAAGAAATGTAATTCCAGACAACGATTCATTAGCAATCAATGACAAGCTGTTTTGAACATTCGTTATTTGAGTCAATGGGGTTGTGTAATCTTCGACTGGACCTACAACTTTTACCTGTAAAGATGGCTGATGTATGGCGATGCCGCTTGATTGAGTTTCAACCACACCTCCTGCATATTGAGTCAGAAGTGTTGCTGTTGATGATGTAGAAGGCATTACCCCAACAAACAAGTTCGTTCCCGCTGTGCCTAAGCTTTGTGTTTGAAGGTAAGTTGCTAATGCAAGAATCCAATTCATTAACTTAATATCCTTTCTACGCGTTTCAAGAGGTTTTGACGAAAGTTACTTTTCCGTGCCATTAGTGGTTCTTCCAGATATTTCGCCTGTTTACCCTCTTTGTGGTTATAACTTAGATTTTCGTGTTGTCTCAGAGCGTAAGCACTAGCCGCGCCGCCATAACCGAAAACAATCTCAATCCCATTACCAACTTCTTTCGCGGGAAGAATTTGACCCGATGCTCTAAGCGTTCCTGTGTCAACTGGCACAATTCTCTGAGAATCCCTAAATATAATCTGGGCTTCTTCGGTAATGGCTTGTTTGACCGCAGGTATCGCTCTTGCACCCGCTTTAGCCAAAATCGCGAGCAACTCGTCTGCGCCTATAAGTTCAATCTTAAACTCTTTAGCCATTACGCTGTCATTTCTACGCTGGTGTGATGGGATGATACTTCATCAAAATAAGTTGTCACCCTTGTGACTTTGAAAGTGATACCCTCAACAACCACAATGGCATCATCTTGAACATCGTAAACGCCATCCATAATTATGTTTGCTGAATAGCTGACCGCGCTTGCGCTGTCTGGCGTGAATTGGTCAGTCCTGTTTAGGGTCAAATGACAATTGAAAGCGGTGCTTGCTCCACCGATTCTTTTTCCATAAACATCTCTTGATGAAATGTTCTGGAATGTGCCAGCGGTAATCATTAAGTCTTTTAACGCTTGATTGATTGGCATATTGTCCCCCTACGGAACGAGTTCGTCAAACTGCTTCAACTCAAACTGACTTACGGTGCTAACAAAATAAGGCGAGCCGAGGTTGTCTTTTTTACCCAATCGCAATTTGTCAGACAATTTTTGATACCAATTTGCGGTTTCTGCGTATTGTGTAGACAAAGACAAGTCACCAACACTCTTGCTTGTTATCGCAGCTTCTTTGCCATATTTAATGCCAATAATTGAAGCCGCCTCAGACGCAGAAATGTAAATCTGGTTGCCATAAGTAATCAGCAAATAAGCTATTTCTTCGTCTGTAACGCTGAAAGTCGAACTAACGGTATCTTGAATCAGAAATCTAATTTCATCTGTCAAGCTTGGAAAAACACCTGCAACAGGCGCGGCGTAAGTAAATGTCATTTTGTCTCCTTAATAAGCAACCCCCCACCCTAGAGTGGGCAGGGGGCGGCTAAGGTTAGCTAATTATGCTACTGCGGTTGCGAAATAAGCTCCGAGGTCAGCGGCAACAAGCTTGTTGGCGAAAGCGATTTGGCTCTCAACATAAGTAGCGGCGTTCTGCTCTAGTCGGTACTGCTTTGTTCCCACAGTTAGACCAAGACCTTCAGAAACACCACGCCACTGGAAACAATATCCAGCAGAAGGCATTAGTAGACCTGGGTTTGGTGCGGAGTGAACTAGAAGTGCTGACTTGCCAAAAGCAAACGAGAACGCGCCCGTCTGTCCTTCAACGGCTGTGTTCTTGACTGCCTTAGCAACAAGAACTTCTTCTAGACCAAATAGCTGAGCTAGATACTGAGTGTCTGGAACATCACGACCTGTGTACTTTACGCGGTCAATGATATCTGGGTGGTTGCGAAGAACTGAATACACTTCGTATCCAAGAACCAACTTGTTGGCTTCAAATCCAGTTGTGCTAAGGATTTGAGTCTTTGCTGTTTCGATATCATCGATTGGGTCAGAGTTAGCGGTGTCAGACCACTGCTTGAACTGTCCAGCAGAAGGAGAGCCAGAAACACCAGTGTAATCAGTTCCCCAAACGCTTGTGGTTACATAGTCGGTTACGAACTGTGTTTCCATGCGGTTTAGGATTAGCTGAGCGGTGAACTTTGCTGCATCACGAAGTGGGTCGAGAGGCGAATCAAAGTTTGCCATTATCTGGTCGCCGATTGCCTTCTTGACTGCGTAGACATCTGCGTAGTAGCTATCGGTGGTTAGACCATAGCCAGAAGTAACTGCCTCAGCGCCGTCAGCACGAACTCGCGCATCGTCTCTGAACCAATCTTCTTTGGTGTACTTGAAATACAAATCAGACTGCTTATCAACAGGAACAATAGGGAATACCTTGTTCGCAATAAAGTTGTCTGCTGCCTGAATGTAAGCCACAGATGAATTGGTTAGAATTGCATCTACATGGACTTGCGATAGGGTTGGGTTAGTCATTTAGCCTATTCTCCTTAAGCTGCTCGCGCTGGTGAGGCGCAATTGATGGCAACGGTAACAATGTCATCGGCGACTGCTGCTTTTATTGCTCGCCCAAGAATGTACTTAGTTGTGTCTGTTCCAGCCGTAAGACTGACTGCTGTTCCCGTTGCTGTCGTTCCAACAAGAGCGCCGAGTGCAATAGTTCCCGATGACTTTACTTTGACAACGCCAGAAACTGCGATTGCTGCTGTCTCGCCCGATGCTGGGTCATTCATAAGAATACCGATTGGGGCGTCTGTTGCAGCAGCGACAATGATTACGCCAGTGCCACTTAGTTTCACGAAATGATACTGACTAGAACTCAGGTCTGCTCCCGCTGGGAGTGACAAGATTACTTGTGAGTCGGTTAGTTCAATTGCCATTAGTTAGCCTCCATAAAATAACGCTTGGCGAGGTCTGGGTTTGAGTCCAAAACATTCTCTATTCCTTGCTCAACGGTTTTAACTGTACCGTTCTCAACGAGCGACTTGGCGAGAGCTTTTGCTTCGTCAAGAACTGTGGGGTTTGAAGTGGAAGAAGTTCCCATTTCTTTTAGTAAGCCCGACTCTGACATCTGACCTTCGGCTGAGGCAAGAACGCCCTCAACTGCCTTGGCAAGAATCTCATCGGTCAATGCTAAGCGGCGAAGCGCGGGTGCAATAACATCGTGGTCGATTCCAACATTTGCAAAAGTTTCCTTGCTTTTTGCAATTGCTTCAGAATCTAGACGAGTGTCTCGCTCTTTGCGAATCTCCTCTGTAGCTGCTAGAACCTCATCACGCTGTGCCTTGAAAGCTTTAGCAAAAACTGCTACATGCTCTGCTGGCATTGCACGGATTGACTTCTTCATCTCATCTGGCATTTCATACATTGCCATTTCAACTTCGTCTAGCATTTCTGTTTTCTCTGTGTCAGCCTTAACCGACATTTCCTCGCTTTGCATAGAGGTGATTTCCTCTAACTTAGCAGCTAGGTCAGCAGCCTGAGCTTGTGCTGCACTTAGTGCCGCCTCAAGATTGGTTACTGTTTCCTCATACTCGCCTACTGCTTTAGCAATTGCGAGGTCAATCTGCTCTTGGTCGCTCAAATTGTCCTCCTTGGACTGTCCCAATGCTTTAAGCAACTGGGTTTTTATTCGGTTTGTATCGGTTGCGCTTTTCATAACTAAAAATCCGTCATGAAGGTGTGCTGCTCGGTCAACGCCAGATGTTTCTTCAACCTCTAAGCTGACCAACTTTCGACTTCTGGGCATAACATTCCTTCTCGGTCATTACCCAAGATAGTTTTCTTTGTTATACATTTGCGTTTGAC